ATATTATTAACGCCAACTAAAAATCTATTTAATTCTTTAAGCATTTGCGTTACAGGAATACGATCCTCCATGCCCAATGCTTCTTCTCTGACAGCTTCTGCTTGATCCAACCACCATTGCATAGTATCTTCTCGCACTATGCGTCCCCGAACGATTTGATCGTCAACATCAGGCTTGCAGTAAATTCCCCCAATTATATCTTCTTTGGTATAGGGATTGAATTTAACTGCGCCCAAGGTTAGCACAACACAATCTGGGCAAGTGCCCAGTGTTTCGATGTCAAGCATCGCATCCATTTTATTTTTTACCAGTTAAGAGTTTTTGACTTTCTGCGGCTGCAACACGTTGACGCAAACTGCTGCTTGAGAATGAATGATCTCGGCTATTGAACACCGTTTCAATCTGCATTGCAACACCTTCATTGCGTCCAGTAAAGTTTGTGTCTTCGTATTCTTTACCTAGTATACGCACATTAATTGGCAGTGTTAGCAATATATCTAATAAATCTCTTTCAGTGGTGTAAACAATAATTTCATCTACATAACGGCACGAGCCTAACTGTATTTGTCGTTCCACAATACTTTGCACTGGAGGATTTTTAGTATCCGGACGATCAATTGATGCATCGGTTTGCAAGCCGGCAATTAAATAATCGCAATGATTTTTTGCTTCGGCCAACATAGCAATGTGTCCGGCATGTAGCAGGTCAAATTGTGAGAAGGTAATGCCAATACGTTTACCTTGGGCTTTTAGTTCTTTGATGTGATTGAATATCATATGTCTTGTTCTATTTTAACTTGTAATGGAAAATCATTGTTACGGGCTAGTACCGTAACTTCAATGCCTTTTTGTTCGGCCATTTCATAAGGAAATACAGCAACAACTGCAGAGCCTTCTTCATGCACCTTCATGGTTAATGCTTCTGCGGCACCTTCATCATAATTAAAAATAACCTTTAAAGTTTCTATAACAAATTCTTGTGTAGTAACTTCATCATTGATATAGATTACTTTGAACTGTGGTGGTTCGGGAATGTGAATCTTTGGTTCGATTTTTGGGCGAACTATAGTGTCTGTTTGGCTCATAGTTTTTCAGTCATAATTAAAGGGGTAGTTGTGTATACCCCTTATTGTAGCACCTTAGAGATTACTTAGCAAATGAAATGGCAATCTTTTTAGGTTTGTCTTCTTCGGGAATTACCTGCTCTAGTGCTATTGCAAGTATACCGTTACGAACTGTTGCTCCGCGAACCTCAATGTGCTCGGCTAAAGGAAAGGTACGTGTAAAGTCTCTGTTACTGATACCTTTGTGTAGGTATTCTAGTTCAGTGGCGTCATCACGTTTACGCTCACCTTTAACGGTAAGAACGTTTTCCTTTAGTTCTACGTCGATTTCTTCCTCTGCAAATCCGGCTACTGCCAGTTCAATTGCATAGTGTGTGTCATCTAATTTGACCACGTTATGTGGAGGATAGTTACCATCTGCTTTGCTATTGGCAAAGGTGCGATTTAGCTGGTCGAACATTTGATCAAAACCAATACTGTGGCGATGCAACTGTGCAGCTAATTGTGGTAAATCGAGGGTGTGAATTGAAAATTGTGTCATGTTTTTCTCCTATTAAGCAAGTGACATTTATTGTAGACCCAATAATTGGCATCTACAACATTATTTATTATATATAGTTATTAATAATATGCAAATATTTTGGTAAATAAAGTTGTAGTTCGCGATACTGGAAATATCCAACTACTCTAATGCTTGAAAGGAGCACCAGCAATGCTATTTATAGATAACAAATACACCAATTGGTATTATGAAATCATTCATAATGCTCAAAATAGAATCGCCACCGGATACATCGAAAAACATCATATAATTCCCCGTAGTTTGGGCGGATCTAATGAATTATCAAATATAGTTAGATTAACTGCTAGAGAACATTACATTTGCCATTACCTTCTTACTAAAATGACAACTAGTAAGGATAAGATTAAAATGTTTCACGCACTAAGATTTCTTAACGCAAATAATAAAAAAAGTTCTCGAATATATGAGTACATTAAGATTAATTTATTTTCAAAAAATAATATAGAAATGTCAATAAAAAGATCAGCAATGCCTGCCGAGGTGAAGAAAAAGATTTCAGATAAAATGAAAGGGCGACCTGCCCATAATATGGGCAAGACTCAGATACATAAAAGGCATAAAATCAGGAGTGATTCCCCTTCAATTGGATCCAATGGAAAATTAAAGGGGTTAGTCCGCCCTAGACTATGTTGTATATCTTGTAAAAAAGAAGTTGATATTGCAAATTTAACAAAATATCATTCGCATTAGTACATTCTTTTGGGCAATGCTTCTGCGTCTAATTTTTTACGCCAGCGATTTTTTGCTGCACTTTTGGCTTTTTTGCGGGCGGTTGTTGGTTTCTCGTAAAATTCTCTATCGCGCAATTCACGTAACAGGCCTGATTCCAGCACCTTCTTTTTGAATTTGCGTAGTGCTTTTTCTACGTTATCGTTTTGGACAAATACTACATTGCCCACTGCTTTTTTATAATCTGGTTTATCAAAATAACTCATCTTAGTTTATTTAGTAAAATATTCCGTTGGATCGGTATTTTCTGCGTAGATAACTTTGTCTGCGATAGCATTAACTTTGGCAAGCCAAGTGGCATCATTCATTGATTGATTGTAAAAATATACGTTATAGGGACGATTCGCGTTGCCTATTACTTCACTGAGTTGTTTGATTTGTTCTTCAGTAGCATCATGTATCAGTATTGATTCTACGTAGTCTGGTGGGGTGATAAAATTACTGTGCATTTTTAGCCTTTTCTAATTGTTCTGCAATTTGTGCTCGTTCAATATCGGTAAGGATATCAGGATCGTATTTTCCTTGTTCTAACTGTTCTATCAAGTGCCAAATATACTGTTCGTTATAAGCATAAGTATCTGATTGTTCTTTGTCTACTTCAATCCACTTTATACCATTATACTTGAATAAACGATTTGGCAAATAGTCTGTTCTTAAATAAACATCGCCTTTTGTTGCCGATTCGGGAAACTTGTTTCCAAAATCGCTACTTACTGCGTTGCCTACTAATTGGGGTGCGTTGTCTGCAACAATCGACGCACCCCTATCTTTTTTTCCTGGGTGCGGGGCTGCTTCTATATTCCTTTCAGGCACCGGCGGAGTTACATAGTCTCCAGGTCGCTCAACATCAGGAACATCTAGATCAACTTGTTCTATTGCTTGATTTAATTCTTCAACTTCTTCGGGCTTCCAAGTTCTAACCTCATAGGGGTCTTCGTCCCCAGAATGTTCTTCCTCAAAGTGATATTCGTGTTCGGGAGTATCTGGTAACAACATTGTTTGCACATCTACTGTTCGTTCTTCTTCAGTAGGTTTTTCGCCCACATCTGCTACATATGGATCAGGTATCGGGAATGTTTCACTATGTAATGCAGTTTGTTCAGGCGAAAGATCGGGAACTGGTCTTTCCGGACTAACCTCGGCAGGTTCATTATTTTCATCCAGTGCCTTTTCTTTTTCTTCTCTTATCCAGGCAAATGTCATTTGCGAGGCCAACAACATTACAACTGCCAGTGGATCAAATACAATAACGATTAGGATAATGACCCAAGTCACCGCTCGTTCCAGGATCGACGCATCCGGGTTCGCACCATATACAAATGCCGCGATATACTTAATAGGTCCGACTTCGGCTTCAACTTTGCGGTTCTCCGCACGAACCGGGGCCGATTCGTCATTAAGCTGACTAATGATGACTTGGTTGGTTTCAATGTCCTTAGCAAGCGAACCGCGATCCCGTTGTTGAGATTTACGTATAGTTGCGGCTTTCTCGGCTCCCTTTTCAGAATCTGATCGAGCCATGATTTGGTCCACTGCCTCATCCATTTGTCTAAGTTGCTTGCGGTCGGCCTCAATGTTTTCTCGTGCAGTCTTAATTTTTTCGTCATATATTGCAATCTTGCTTTGTACATCACCTGATACTAGTGTTTGGTCACTGTGTGCCTTTGACAAGAAACCAAAGATACCCAAACTGGTAATAATCATTAGGATTGTGACTGCGGCAATTGCATACCATTTCATTAGTAGTGGTAAGCGAGGCCAATGTGCTTTAACCCAACTTGCAGTTACCAATTTACCAACTTCTAGGCTTACGCCCATGATAGCAATTGGTACGGCGGCAGCTGAGAATATGGCCATGAGTCCCATGACCGAGTAGTAAATGGCAACAACCGATATGGACAATCCCGAAAGTAATAAAAGAATAGCAAGTATCATAATAGTGAAAGGAGTTTAGTCACTTATTCTACTACGATCGTGTCACAATGTCAAAGTTTTTGGTTAACCGTAACTGGCCACGCAATAGGTATTGCCTGCGGTGCCGTCAACACAGGTGTAAACCAGCGATACCAAACTTTGAGCAGTTGCAGCCGGGGCATTACCACCACCACCAATGTTAGTTTTGCCTGCCAAGTTGATGTTGTTGCTGGCACTTACACCGGTAACAATATTTCGAGCAGCCGCTAGATTAATTGAAACTGTGATGGTTGATCCAGCTACCAATGTACCATATTGTAAGGTAACAGTACCGGCTGGTTGGTAAACCATGATCATACTGTCTGTACCAAAGTTCAAAGTTATAGTAGGTGTACCACCCGAAATAGTTCTAATACCACCACTTGTAACAACTTGTGCTCCAGCATATAAAGTATTGGCTGTAATTGATCTAGTAACTGTGACGTTGCCACCCACTGTTTCATTGTTGGTGACTGTGATATTGCCGGCAGTGATGTTGCCGGCAGTGACAAATCCTGTAGCAGTTACCCCTAGTACCGGATCAATTGTGGCAGTTCTTGAAATTGTGCTATATGCGGGACCTGCCGAATTGGCTGTGGTCCAGAACTCAATACGGCCACCTTGATTGGTAGCAGTCTGTATTTCGTTAGTGACAAATGACATACGGGCCGGACCAATGTTGCTCCAACCTGTGCTATTATAAGCACTACCGCCAACTCTAAACATGTCCACATTGCCTTGTACGCCAGTGGGGCTGGCCATTGTGCCTTCAAAACGTCGACCTACCAAGACCGAATAACTGCCCAAACTGTCAAAGTAGACTCGGTCCGAATTATTTGCCTGGCCAGTGACCTGCAACATAACTCCAGTGTTAACCGGAGTTTGCCACTGTGCATTAGCGTCACCAGTAATTTCCACTGCACCTTGCACACTGTTTTGTTGTGTGATATTGAAAATACTTTGACCGCTCTGCAACATGTTGCCAGTTACAGTAACATTGCCCGTGACTGTTGTGGGTCCTGTGACTGTGGCAGCTCCAGTAATAAAACTATTACCAGTTAGATATGTATTGCCAGTAATAGTTGTGATCTGACCGGTTACTGTGGTGTTGCCTGTGACTGTGGTTGTACCAGTTACAAATGTGTTGCCAGTCACATAGGTATTGCCAGTTACAAATGTGTTACCAGTCACATAGGTATTGCCAGTTACAAATGTGTTACCAGTTACTGTGGTGTTGCCAAGGATATTTAAATTACCATTAAAATTGTTTTGTCCATTAAAAACACTGGTACCGTTGTTGATGGTGTAACCAGTAATGGTCAAGTTGCCCTGTTGTACCACATTGCCCACCATTTGTGTATTACCAGTAACATTCAAGTTACCGTTAAACACACTCAGGCCATTATTGGTGGTTTGACCAGTGATGGTCAAGTTGCCAACTTGGTTAACATTGCCGTTGAATGTGGTGGTGCCATTATTGACTTGTGCACCGTTGACTGTGAGATTACCAGTTTGCGTGGTATTGCCTGTGCGAGTGGTATCGCCAATGAAATAACTGGGACCGTTTACCACCAAGTTGCCGGTAGTGGTCAAATTGCCAGTGGTACTGATGCTGCCCTGGTGCACTGTGGTGCCAACAAAGGTCACTGCGCCGTTGAAATAACTGAGTCCGTTTGTGATGGCATTACCGTTGGTGACCAAATTGCCGTTAACAGTCACAACACCGGCCTGACTGCTCAGTACCGGAGTAGTTGAATAATAGCCCGAGCTGGTCAAGATACGCAGACTGCCCACTAGGTTCACATTGCCGGTGCCGTTACTGGCTAAATTTACATCGGCATTGTTTGTTATGGCGCTGATTGTGGTGCCGGCCACGTACAGGTTACCAAGATTGGCAGTGGTACTGGCCACCACAATAGGTACGCCGCCTGCGGTAGTGCCATCGCTTAATCGCAATTGGCCCACGGTTTCATCGTAAAAGATGTGACCGCGCTCGCCCACAAACGTGGCACCGTTTGTACCGTTCGCTCTACTACTGAATAGTTTTTGGATTGCCATCGAGACTTAACCTTCCCAGGGTTCGTCTTCGTCGGCTATAGCAATAGTTATGGGGGCCAGTCCAGCATTGCGCTTCATGATCGCCATTTCGTCTTCATGATCATCACACTCACATGGCGAACATCCACATTCTTCACATGCTTCTTCGCCAGCCAGGCGCTTCATCAGGTCCAGCTTTTGTTGCAGTGGAGGTACCATGGGCTTGACATTAATAACCTCATGGTCTTCGCTACCTTCAGGATCTGGCGCTGAGTGCATTTCACTGCTTGCTCCTGGACGGTTGGTGATTTCTGTTCCACTACCACCTTGCGTTTCACCGTCTACGACGTCGGCTAATTTACGTAGAATTTCTGCCATGTTCATAATTTTGTTCTTTCATTAATCCAAGCTTCAGCTAATTGCACTAATCCTAATAATTCTTCTACACTTTCACAATGCCATTTGCGTAGGCTTTTGTTAATGCGACTATTAGGATCGTGTTTAGTTTTAGCTCCGGTGCGATGTTTCTTCATGCCCTTCATTCTTGCACAAAAACTAGCACGGCGTTTTGCTGCCTTGCTGCCTTTTTTAAGTTTACTGGGCTTGGTTGTTACTGCGGTTTGTAAGTGACTACCTGGATGTTCTTTACGATAACTTGCAACACCTTTTTTATTTAAACCGCCATTTTTGTTTTTGCCTGACTTCTTTTGCCAAGCAGCAGTTTCAACAACAAATTCACTAATCTTCATTGTGTTATCCTTATGCTGCTGCCACGTTAGCTTGGAATGAGTTATTGGCAACTGCCGGTGCAGTTCCGCTTGGAGCCACGTTTCCAACTTGTGTCACTGATATTGCAGCTACACCGCTAGTAGGCAATAAACTGAGATAATTTCCAGTGCCTTGCATGTTAAATGAAGTTCTGTAGTTTGGCGGAATGATAGTGCTAACATTGCTAGTTAAACTTGCGGCGCCATTGATATTTGCCACTAACGCAACATTAGATACAATGATGACTTTTGTACTGTTTATTGTTGGCGTTGTTACTGCGCTACCTGATACGAATGTATATGAATATGCCATTTCTAGATTCCTTGGGTCTTTGTGTTATTTAGCTGATCTTAGTAACCCGCGGCTTTCAATCTTGCGGCCAATTGGTCTAGGGCCGAACTAACTGTGGTAACATTGCTAGTCCAATTTTGATAGTTGCCCATGGTATACAATGTGGCTTGGGTATTAGCGGCAGTACCAACGGCATTTACATAACTTGTTGCCGCTGCCCCAATTACATCATTTACATAAAGAATAACATTGCCAGTTCGCCCAACAACACTAGTAACTCCCACAACGGCATTGCTCTGTGCTAGAATATTAGCAAAGTTACTGTCTATAGTTTGGAAAGCCGAACGTAGTGTATCACCTGTGCCATCATTGGCCATAGTGCCTACAAATACATTTGATAAGATCATAAAAATACCCTGTTATAGGGTATTTATGATTAGACTCCTAGTTTTTTGGCTTGTTCGTAAAGCGCAAAACTAGCTAGATTTTTGGCTTTTGCTTCGCATTGTATGTCAAATGCGTCCCAAAAACTCAATGCCCACTCGTTGGCTGGAGTGTTCCAATAAAAGTTACTGTGGGCCCGTAACTTTTGCTTTTTGTAACCTGTTTCTAATAATAGGTTCAAATTGGGTTGAGTCTCAGTATCATGTCCTTCAACGACATCTTCACGGCTTAGTGAATAGTGTATCACAGGGCGCTCACCGCGCCATGAGTCAATTACACGTAAACATCTATCGTCTTTGGGGGAAATGTATTCTCCTGTACGGACCCAGTGGTGGTGTACGTCCAATACGAGGGCGACATCTCTACCAAGCTCAAGGCTGGAGTCCAAGCCCCAAGACATTTCGTCGTTTTCAATTGTAATACAGTTGCGAGCCTCGGGCGATAGTCGTCTGAGTACATCTTTGATACCCTGTGGGCCTCTACGTCCTGATATATGGACATTAATCTTGAGATCCTGGAATCGCTTGCCATATCCCATCCAACGGGCCATATCTGCATGGTACTCAAACTCCTCTATACTTCTATTTACAACATCGTCCGACTCGCTTGCCAACACACAAAACTGGCCAGGATGAAAGCTGAGGCGGACGCCACGATCCATAGCCACTTGTCCCACTTTGTGAAACTCACGCTCGGCGTAGTCTTTAAAATCTCTTTGAGCATAGAAATGCTTGAAATCATTATGGGTATACATAGGCAGTATGTCACTGCCAATCC